GTTCCGTTGACTTTTAGAGCGATCTTGTTGGTCACGGTGACATTTGTGATGGCTGCATTTGTAACTCCAGAACCTTCAGTGAAAATTGCAGGTATCGTATTGTTTGCAGATCTGGTCGAAGTGAACCATTGAACCGTTCCGGTCGGGCCAGTGGTGGGTTCAGTTCCGGTTGCGATAGACAGAACTCTAGCTGCAGAAGTTCCGAATGTGGTAACCCCCAAGCCGACGTTGCCGGAGGAGTCGATGCGGAGACGCTCGGCAGAATTGACATAAAACACCAGCGGAATACTTGCTCCAGCATAGACCATTGCTGACGAATCAACCGTTCCGCCAATCATGTTGGCACCGTCACCGAAAGCGGCCAGCGTAGATGTACCAGCGGTGTTGCTGACATAAAACGCGGCGCTTTGCCCTGATCCACTTCCTCCACGAATGCGAGCGACGCAACCAGTGGAACTGACAACATCCAATTTCTGACCCGGCGTAACCCCCACGCCCAGCCCCGTGGAGTTCAGGGTCATCAAAGTGGACCAACCGATTGCAGTACCGGGAGAACCGCCAGTACCGCTTCTCCAAACGTGCGAACCCGAAACCTGATAATACTGATCGGCAGAAGCGTTGTTGATGTAGTTCCACTGACCGCCAGCGAAGTAACCATTGGCGGTGAGGTAAAGCTGATTGCTGGATTCACTCACCAGCGACGCTTGCTCGACTTGAAGAGCAGGACCAATTCCGCTCCATGCGGAAGGAGTCGCCCCCACCCCAAGTCCGGTGGAGTTGAGGGTCATCCGAGTGCCGCCTGCGCCGTCGTACCAAGTGAAAGTTCCGCTCGGTTCAATCAGGTGGCAGACTTTATTATCCGGAGAAAATCGAATGGCTCGAACTCCAGACGTTGTTCCAATGACCAATGCGTCTGAATAGTTCGATTCGATGTATCCAGAACGGCCATTCGTCGTATCGTCCGTGATTGTTATGCGCGTTGCTGCGGCAGTGTTTGAAATATGGAGAATGCTGGAAGGACTCGCCGTACCAATACCCACCCGATTGTTCGCCGAATCCACCTTCAGCGTCGAGGTATCCACCGTCAGATCGCCGGTGATGGTGGCGGCACCAGGAACATTGATGTTGTTCCCGCTCGGGCCAGTCGCCGTGTACAACTCGGTGAAGTTGCTGTTCGTGTACTGAAAAGCCGTGCGCAACGGCGTTCCAGTCCCGTCGTTCGGAGCCGTTCCAACATTGATCGTTTGCTGTGCCATAGTATGTAAGGTTTCCGATTAGAAAAATTCCGTCATGTCCGCCGTGATGATCGTCGTATCCGCGCTGATGACCGTGTTGTCCGCCGTAATCTCAGCACTCCCGCCAAGCGTTGACGCCTCCCAAAGCAGGCCAATCTCCAGCAGATTCTTCTCACGGTTGCTCTTGCACGAAGCCCCGTAAGCCTCCGCTATCAATTCAGCCGCCTGTTCGCAGGAGATATTAGCCATATCACATCAATGGTCGGCCAGCTTGAACCAAGCAACACCGTTCGTCATCAGAATCAAACTGTTCCACTGCGGGGTCAGACTGTGGCTCGCCGCTCCATCAATCGTCTCAGCCGCATAGCCATCAACCGTCACCGTGTTGGCCCCGCTGCTGATCCGCTTGAACGCATAGATACGACCAGGAACCAACGCGGCCGGCGGCAACGTAATCGTAATCGACCCAGCAGTGGCATCGCAGATCAACAGATAATCACCGCTCTGAACATTGCCGCTCGTCGTAACCGTCCGATACGTCCCGCGCGTCGCGCCGCCACCCTGAAGATACGTCGCAATCCGATTCTCAAGCGCGAGCTTCGCAAGCTCAACCTCCCACGGCGAACGACACCCCAATGAAGCCGCCTCATTGATGAGCGTCTCCGCCTCGTCGCATGTGATTATCGCCATGTTCGTTTTCTCCTGTCGGATTATCAGCCGCGCATCGGACCGCCAGCGCCACGCCTCATCACCTCAGCAACGAAGCCGCCGCCTTCCCCTCCCTCAGCCTCCATCTCATCATCCTCCTCCTCCTCCTCCCCCTCGCGATACTTGGGCTTCTTCCCCTCGTATCCAGCAATGGCAACGCCATCAATCTCGATGACCTCAGCCTTGCCACCCTTGCCAAGCACAATGGTGGCCATCGTCTGAAACGCCTCGCCCTCCTTCAGATTCTCAGGAATTTCAACACCTTCAGGGAGAGTAAATCTCGGCATGGCGGAAGCATTCGTCAGACACAAAAAGAGTCAACGAAAATCCCCCGCCAGCCTTTCGGGCCAACGGGGGACGCCGCAGTTGTTGCGACTTGTTCAAACAGCATTTGCACCCAGCCAGGTGCAACCCGCGCCAAGACTGACCATAAACAAAAAATCCGCAAGCCTTTCGGGGGCCTGCGGATTCTTTCGTAGGATCAGATGCTCGGTTACGAGCAGATGATCTGAGTCAGTGCGCCAGTGCAACGACGGAAGATGATCGTCATGCCCTGGTTCGTGAAGATCGGCTCCACAGCATGCACGAACTCAGCGTAGTGCTGGCCCTTCTTCTCCAGCGGATCAGCGCAATCCACATCGAGCTTGTAGGCACCAGTCACCCACTGCCACTCACCCATGTAGTTGGTCGGCTGCCAGCTCAAGTCGCCAACACGATTCACCGGGCGAACAATGTGGCTCTTGATGACATACGGGGTCGGAATAAACGCACCCTCGTACTGCGCACTCACCCAGCTCGGGTTCACGCTGAACACCGTACCCTTCGTGCCAGAGGTGCTGGTGAACGGCTGAACCAGCGTGTACTTGCCACCAGCATAGGTGAAGCGCGGCGGGAACAGGTTCGGGATATGCCGGAAGTTCTTGATGACCCGATTGGCACCAATCCGCTTGAGCAGCTCGGCACCCGGACCAGAACCCATGTCCGCGAAACGCAGATCCTCACGCAGCGCAGCATTGTTCTGGGCAATCCGCTGGCTCGCCTCCAGACCAATGTACAGCGGGAACACCGGACCATCACTCGAAAAGCTGATGAACCCGGAACTGTCAGGATTCGTCGCGCCATTCCGAATCAACGTCGCCGCAGCCACATCCAACATCTCCTGCGTCAACTCACTCGTCGCCTGATTCAACGCCTGACCAGCAGAACCAGTCTGAATCCAAGGCAACTCGTTGATGCCAGCAGGAATCGTCTCCACCTGCGTGAAGGACGAGTCGGCCACCGCCTTGATGGCGTACTTGGCAAACATGTTCTGGTAACGAGTCTCCCAGGTCCGCTGCGCACGAATCGAGAGCTTCTCCAGATACACCCGCAGAAACGCCTCAACACGATGGTCAAACGTCAGATCATCCTTACACAGAAGCGGCCCCTTCAGGGCAAACCGCTCCGGACCCCACGTCACAGCATTGTACCCAACAGGCACATCGTTGTACGTCACATCACAGGCACCACCATTGTCGCCAGGATTACCACTGGCCAACGTAATGGCAGACCACTCCTCAGCCGCAGTCGGCTCAATCGAGGTCGTCGTAAACGACGTCTGAGTCAAACCAGTACCCTGCGGATACTCACCACGCTCAATCAAATTGAGCCACATCGAGCGGTACGAAGCCCGCTTGTAAACGTCCTGCGCAAGCGACTCAGTCGCCACCGCAAACGCATTGAACACATTAGGACAAGCCATAATCAGATAAAGTTCACCGACATTTCAGTTTCGTAGGCCAAAGGCCATCCCCTCCATCACACGACGGATAATTGGCCCCCACGCTCCCATTCGCGGCCGTCACCCCCGCATAGACGATTCGCTCTAGCTGACCAAACTATCGCATTGCTTTAGGTCAATGGAACCGAGAGACGCATAAGCAGGCCAACATTGTCAATTCAGAACAATTGCGGGTCGTCCTCCAACTCCCCCTGCTCCGCCACATACGCCTCATGCCCACGCATCAACCTCACCCTCTCAGGCCTCACCAAAATCGACTTCGCCATGAAACCCCTGAACACATACGGCCCAGGAAACTCCCCAGTCATCAAACAATAGAAATCCACACCATCCACCTTCCTCCCCTTCCTCACATCCACCAACAACTTCCCATCCCCATACCGAGTCGTCTTCACATCCACAGTCCACCCATCACGCAACACCGCATCAAACTCCGGATACGGCGGCATCCGGTCCGTATCCAAATCAGGATACAAATTGAACATCTTGCAAAACGCCAACTCACCAGCCACACCCTCCAAATCAATCGTCACACCATCACGCGGACTCACCTTCAAATTCACCACGTTCAAACACCGATTCCGACGATTCCGATTCCGAGCAACAAAGTAGGCCAGCTTCCTCTCAGCGGTATTCAAAGAAACTGTTTGACCGATTTTGATTTTGTTTGATGGGGTCAAAATGGTGGAAAATTTTTGAGGGGGGTATCGTAAACGAAACCCCACCCCAAAAGGGGTGCCCGGCATGGCGCCAGCCTGCCGCCTTTCCCCCAGAAAAAACAATCCTTTTTCTGCCCTGCGGATAAGCTTGCCTAATGTCCACCATTAGCTTTCGGTCCGCGCACAATCGCTGTTATATTCACTTGGAATCGGGTTCGATTCGAACCTCAGTCCGATCCGGCAATGCACCCAGAATGTTGACCGAGACTTGAGGCGCTTCCCCGGTTTCGGACCAGCCAAACACAAGCGCGGACCTTTTCGCTACGCTTCCGAGGATTTGCTCTCGTGTTGATTCGTCGCGGATTCCGTCCAAAGCATAGCCGTTGACCCGTTCTAGCGTTGACGCTGCATCCTGAGCGAGCTTGGAGCGGACCAGAGCCGAAAGGCTTTCCAAAGATGCGGTTTCTTTAGAGGAAACCGTGTTCCTCATCTCCTTCCTCACCTTCGGCAATCCTTCCCTTGAGGCTTTCGACAGCAACGTTGACTGATTCAATCCCAAGTCGCTTGAAATCGCTTTCCATGTCTTCCCCGCAAGATAGAGGCTTTTAGCTTTCGTCCATTGTTCTGCTTTCATCTCCAGTACCTTGCAATCCAAGGTAGCGGCTGGCAACCCCTCGTTTCCCCTCATCCCGACACCGTCAAGTTGCCTCGGACATCCCATGTCCTACCCCCTCGGACATTCGATGTCCCACCCTCGTTTCACCCCCG